AACCCTGCACTAAACACTAAAATGAAAAAGAAAAAAGTCAGTGAAACTTTCCGTAGGATCAAAGAAATATATCAGAACATAAGAATGTCTGAGGATATGTATGCTTGGGATGCAGAAGATAAAGATACCAAGCAGCCTTTGGGAAAGAAACCAAAGTTTATCAAACCTGATGATGCATCACATATGGGCGAAAACAAACCCAAAGCATCTGCTATATTAACAGGTGGAAAAACTATGACAGGTCAAGACAGAGATGATGTTGAAATTGATCCTTCAATGAGAGCACGTCCCGGTCAACCACAAGGTAATGAACCAGTGCCAAAAACCAAAAAGAAATAATAGATAAATAGATAAGATACAATATAACCAATTCAAGGAGAATTAAAATGCCACTATGGGGAAACGATGACGGATTTAGTGATATCCCTAAATTTCCGTATGAAAGACAAGTAAGATCAAATACTTACCCACCAATTTTTTTAACTGTTGCCACTACAGCAAACGGAATTCCCGGTTCTAATGCTACTAATAAAGTCACTTTTGTTGGTGCTAATTCTGCAATAAATGCTGGTGTTGCAAATGGCATGTTTGTGTATGACACCAGCTATTATAATACTATTTCATATTTTACTGATAATACAGGATTACCAGGATACAGTTCATATGATTTCTTTGCTTCTAATAATACTGTAATTAATGTTCAAGGTAATGTTGTTACCCTATCAGCAAATGTTATGGCAAATGTATTAGCAGGAAATGTAATAGCATTTGCTCCAGCAATTAATTGGAATACTGCTCTTGCTAACACATATAACCAAGATACTATTTTGATTACGGCAACAAGAGCACAAAATGTTACTGTTGCAACTGGTGCTGTTGCAAATATTGGAAATATAAATCAAGGTTGGAATCGTGTTGTAAAGAAAGTGAATGGTGATGGAACAATTCGTTATTTGAAAGAAACATTGGTTTGTTTAGCTAATGCTTCTGCTACCAACACAGCATCGGGTAATACTAGTGCTGGACGCATAGTTCCTGGACTTTAATGAGAAGGGGGTGGTTTTCCCCCTCTTTTATTATGTTTAATAACTTAACTGAAGATAACTTTCTGATATATGCAATGAAGTGTTATACATCACCCCATTGCATTACTTCAGAATTTGAAAGTGATTTAAAACGAATAAAATATCTGAAAAGATTATTTCGTAGATATAAATCAACTAAAGTCCTAAAAGAAAGATTAATACTTAATCATATTATCTTATTGAATAATGTTTTTGGTGCTATACCAACAGCAAGAATATTGTTTTATAAGATAGATGAAAGGGATTATGATGTGTTAAAAACTTTCTTAGAATATTTAAATTTATTACCAGATACCATAGAAAGTATTAACGGTTGTGATTTAGTCACAAGGAATATACCGATAGATAATAAAATAATAAAAATACTGGAACAAATATGAAAGGTTTTAAACAGTTTGTAAATGAAATGAAGAACCCTTGTTGGAAAGGTTATACTGCCGTTGGTATGAAAAAGAAAGGTGGTAAGACCGTTCCCAACTGTGTACCAGAAGAAACTCAAATAGATGAGAAATCTGCTGCATGGCAACGTAAGGAAGGAAAGAACCCAGAGGGTGGTCTCAATAAGAAGGGTATTGCATCCTATCGTAGAGAAAATCCAGGTTCTAAACTGAGTATGGCAGTAACAACTAAACCATCAAAGTTAGATCCAGATAGTAAGCCAGCAAAACGTAGAAAATCATTTTGTGCAAGAATGGGTGGTATGCCTGGTCCTATGAAGGATGAAAAGGGAAGACCAACAAGAAAAGCATTATCACTAAAGAAATGGAACTGCTAATGAAAAGTTTTAAACAGTTTGTTATAGAAGATGGAATGGGTGGGGGAGCAATTGCCTCTGCCGGACCAACCAATGTAGTTGGTGGTGGTGCAATTGCTGGTAGCGGGGGCAAAGGTGGTGAACCAGGTGTTCATCTTCCAAGACGTAAGAAGAATCCTATTCTTATGGGAATGGGGTCAAGAAAAGGTCCGGTTGGTTAAAAATAAAAAAGGAACTGTGATATTACTCATCAGTTCCTTATTATCATCTTGTACATTACACGATTGTTCTGTTCGTCCAGGTATCCAAGATACCAATCAAGTTTATAGAGATCCTAATATATCAAACGTTCAGTTTACTATAATGAGAACTACAGGTATTGCTCATTGTAAGTTTTAGTTCTTCTTAGTAGAATCTATAATAACTTCTAAATCTGTAATATAACTCTTCATAATATCATCTCTTTTTAAGAGTTTCGTTTTAGTATCATCAGATAAACAATCAACCTCTTGACCAGTTATCTTTGGAAGAGGTTGCATTGTAGGTCTTGATATTGGTGTAGGAATATAAACTATCTTTTCTTTAGGTGGTGAAGAACACCCACTAATCATTAAAGAAATTATCAGGATCTTTATTACGTTTAGCATTTTTCACCTTTCTTGCTACTCTTGATGTATTCAGTGCTTTTTCAGTTTTAACTTCTTGTTCTTCAACGACTTCTTGGACTTGTTCTTCTGTTGGTTTATTATACTCACTAGTAAATACACCAATAAGACCTGCAAGAGTCATACCTGCTGTTGCAATTTCTTGTTTTTGATCTTCACTTAGAGCAAAACCAACGGCAGTAATAATCCAAACAAGACCTCTCCATGTTGAAGGTTCCTTTAGTCGTTCTATGATATAACTTACTACTGCATTCATTGTTATGCACTCTTATCTGTTTTTACTTCATTTTGCAAATATGCAACTGCTAGCTCTAGACCTAGATTAGCAAGAGATTTAGTAGTATTTAATCCGATGATTTCAAATTCATCTAAAACACCAGCACGTTTCTCTGCACTAGATATCTCTTTATCTGCCCAACGATTTACTACACCCAAAATACGTGTAAATGTATCAGAACCTAATAATAATGACGCTAATAAACTAATCGCTTGTTGTACTACAATATTCATTTCTTTATCCTATAAAAATTTTTAAAACATCAACAATTTGTATTTATAAATACAAATTTTTAAAACATCAACAATTTGTATTTATAAATAACTATATATCTTATTCCCGCAGCGAAGGAATCACATCTGATGCAAGATCAAGTTACAAATTTAAAAGTTGATGTTGGTATTTTAAAAACACAAGTATCAACAATCTGTCAACTATGCGAAAAAATGGATTTAGTCATAGACAAAATTGTGAATAATCAGGACAGGTATATTTCACAAATATATAACGACATGGAAAAAAGACAAAACGAAAAAAACGAAGAACTTAAAGAAGTTCACAAAAGAATAGATACTGTTATTGACAAAGTTCAATTGACAGAGCATCGTATTATGGATGAAATCAAGGAACTTCGTGCTGAAATGTCACAAAAGTTCAAACAAGAGCAGGATGCTGTTGAAAAACTTAGTAATTGGAGATGGATGATTGCTGGTGGAATAATTGTCATTGCATGGTTGATTTCTCACCTGGATTATGATACAATAGAGAAAATTTTGAAGTAAACCTCTCTATTCGTTATGGAGTCATATGAGTGTATACATTGACAGAAAGTTCCTTCTGCAACTTTCTCCTAAACTTACTGCATTTACACAGAAAAAACCAGACCTATACAACTTTAGGTGTCCTATCTGTGGTGACAGTCAAAAAAATAAAACCAAATGTCGCGGATACATTTTCCGTAGGGGTGATGATTATTTCTATCGTTGCCATAACTGTGGTATATCTACAAACTTCTATAATTTCATAGAAAAAGTTGAACCCACTCTTCTTCAACACTATACTCTAGAAAGATATAAGGATAATCATCCTGATCGTGTTGAACCAACATTTGATGAAGTTAAAGAAAAACCAAAGTTCAAGAAAAGGCTGAAACTAAAGACCATTTCCGAACTTCCAGATGGTCATTTCGCAAAGCAGTACTGTATCAACCGTCAAATACCAGAAGAAACGCTCCACAACCTCTTCTATGCCCCAGATTTTAAAAAGTTTGTGGAAGACCTCGGTGTAGATAAACAGAATCTTGTAGAGGATGACAAGAGGTTGGTGATACCTTTCTATGATAAGGATAAGAACCTAGTAGCTCTTCAAGGAAGAGCATTGGGTGAGTCAAAGATGAGATATATAACCGTGAAAATGGTTGATGAGAGTAGGAAGTTCTTTGGTCTTGATAAAGTCAACGAAGAAGAAATGATTTATGTTGTAGAAGGACCGATTGATTCTCTTTTCTTAGAAAATGCCATTGCAACTGCTGACTCTAACCTATTCGCTGCTTCTGATCTATATGATAAGACCAAGATAACACTGGTCTTTGATAATGAACCTAGAAACAAGGAGATAGTGAAACTTCTTGACAAAGCAATAGAAAACCATTATAATGTTGTGATATGGCCAGAAATGATTGAAGAGAAAGATATTAATGATATGGTAAAGGACGGTGGGTTCACTGTCAGTGAAATACAAGATATAGTAGAAAAGAATACATTCGTTAACTTGAGGGCAAAGATGGAATTTATTAATTGGAAAAAGGTGTGAAATGAAAGTAAAATTAGAAACGTGGACACAATCCGTTGACGGTAAAAATCTTTTAGAACAGATTGCATATGTTGCTAGAGTATCTAACCCATCAAATCAAACAAATAACGAAACCGCCGAAAGATTAGTAAACTATCTAATGGTACATAAGCATTGGTCTCCATTAGAAATGGTTGATGTAACTCTTGAGATTGAAACCACAAGAGATATTGCAAGACAGATACTAAGACACCGTTCCTTTGTATTTCAAGAGTTTAGCCAGAGATATGCAGACCCAACTAAAGATCTTGGGTTTGTACATAAAGAAGCACGATTACAAGATGCTAAGAACCGTCAGAATAGTATTGATGTTGAAGATCAACAATTACAACTAGAATGGGAACAATATCAAAGTACAGTTCTAAACTACTCTAGAAATGCTTATAAATGGGCAATTGATAACGGTATTGCAAAAGAAGTTGCAAGAGTAGTTCTGCCGGAAGGTCTAACCACATCTAGAATGTATATGAAGGGATCAATTCGGTCTTGGATGCACTATATACAAATAAGGAGTGGTGTAGAAACCCAAAAAGAGCATCGTGAAGTGGCAATAGCATGTGCCGAAGCAATTGAACCAATTTTCCCAATGATTAGGAGTTTTATCAATGGATAGTTTTGATGATGTAAAAATTTTTATGGAAGCGTGTGATCAAACTGAAACTGGTCTTGGTAAACAGTCAGAACTCTACATGGAGTTAATCACAGAAGAGTTTAAAGAACTAGTTGATGCATATCTAGTTAAAGATATGGTTGAGATTGCTGATGCTTGTGCAGACCTCAAATGGGTTATTGAAGGTTTAGAACACACTCTAAATATTCCACAACAAGAAGTTTGGGATGAGGTTGCTAGAAGTAATCTACAGAAAATTAGTCCAGATGGAAAGGTTTTAAAACGAGAAGATGGTAAAGTCCAGAAACCAGAAGGGTGGACACCACCAGACATTGAATCAATCATGGCAAAAGTATTATAATAAGGATCAACATGGAATATCTTGGTATCAACATTGACTTAGAAAGGGACAATCTATTTGATGAACTTGGACTAAAGAGATTAAAAGAATCATATATGAAGGATGATGAGGAATCTCCCCAACATAGGTTAGCATTTGTCTCTAAAACGTTTAGTTCTAATATAGAACATGCCCAACGTCTATATAATCATGCAAGTAAGCATTGGTTATCATATTCTACCCCTATCCTTTCTTTTGGTAGGAGTAAACGTGGTTTACCTATATCATGTTTTCTCAACTTTATAGAAGATACTGCGGAGGGTCTAGTTGAAAACCTATCAGAAACAAACTGGCTTAGTATGTTGGGTGGTGGGGTTGGTATTGGGTTTGGTATTCGTTCTGCTGACGATAAATCTACAGGCGTTATGCCACATCTCAAGATATATGACTCAAGTTCTCTCGCCTATAGACAAGGGCGTACTAGAAGGGGGTCTTATGCTGCTTATCTTGATATTTCTCACCCTGATATAATCCCATTCCTAGAAATGAGAAAACCAACGGGTGATCCTAACGTCCGTTGCTTAAATCTCCATCATGGTATTAACATTACAGATGATTTCATGCAAATCATTGAAAACTGTATGATTAATCCTGATGCTAGTGATGATTGGAATCTAGTAGATCCTCATTCACAAGAGATTCGTGAGACAGTATCTGCTAAACACTTATGGCAGATGATTATGGAACTCCGTATGCATACTGGTGAACCATATCTACACTTTATTGATACAAGTAATCGTCAGATGCCAGATTTCTTAAAAGAAAAGGGATTGAAGATCAATCAGTCCAATCTTTGTTCAGAAATCATTCTACCAACCAATGAAGAAAGAACTGCTGTATGTTGTTTATCTTCTTTAAACTTGGAGTACTTTGATGAATGGAAAAATGATGAATATTTTTTACGGGACGTTGCCGAAATGCTTGATAATGTTCTTCAGTACTTCATTGATAATGCTCCCTCTGAAATTTCTAGGGCACAGTACTCTGCTTCACGTGAGCGTTCAATTGGTGTGGGTGCTCTCGGCTTTCATGCTTATCTACAGAGTAATGGAGTTCCATTTGAAGGAGTGATGGCAAAGGTTGCTAACAACCGCATATTCAATCATATTAAGAAAGGTTTAGATGATGCAAATATTGAACTTGGTAAAGAAAGAGGTGAAGCACCTGATGCTGTTGGTACTGGACGTAGGTTTAGTCATACCACGGCCATTGCTCCTAATGCTTCTTCTTCTATTATCATGGGCAATACTTCTCCTTCTATTGAGCCCTATCGTGCTAATGCTTACAGGCAAGATACACTTTCTGGATCTTTTCTGAATAAAAACAAATACTTAGATAGGATTATCAAGGGTCTTACTCAGACAGAAGAAGAATATAATGATGTTTGGTCTTCTATTATTGCTAATGATGGTTCAGTACAACATCTAAACATATTAGATGAAATAACTAAAGATACATTTAAGACATCAATGGAAATTGATCAAAGATGGATTGTTGAATTGGCTGCTGATAGACAGAACTACATAGATCAGTCACAATCATTGAATCTTTTCTTTAGACCAGATGCACACATTAAGTATGTACATGCTATGCACTTCATGGCATGGAAGAAGGGTGTTAAGACATTGTATTACTGTCGTTCCGAAAAGATTGGTAAGGCAGATAAGGTATCTAAGAGAATTGAACGTGAAGTAATAAAAGAACTAGATATGAAATCATTAGTAAATGATGATGTTTGTTTATCATGTGAAGGTTAGACCTCACATGACATGTGAAGTATATAAATAGTCCATAGGAGGTATCTTGTGGACTATCAAAAAATATACAACAATCTAATAGAGAGTAGACTCAGTAAAAATATAACAGAAGATCAATATTATGAGAAACATCATATAATACCAAAATGTCTTGGTGGTTATAATAATAAAGAGAATCTGGTAAAACTTACATATAGAGAACATTATATTGCACATTGGTTGTTGTGTAAAATACATTCAGATCATTCTGGAATACAATATGCGTTTCTTTCAATGTTGAGAAAACAACCAACAGGTGAAAGAATATTTACGGGAAGAATGTATGATAATATAAAGAGGAACTTTTCTAGTTTTAGAAGATGGCAATCAAAACAACCCGGTTATCAAAATCCAGGAAAAACACAAATCTCTAGAGATAGTGCTAGAAAGAGGATGTTAGAACGCAATCCGATAAAATTAGATCCAAGCAAGAATAGAACCGCACAACCAATCAGAGTTCATTTTATAAATGGAGAAGTTAGAGATTATAGTTATGCTAAACTATTTTGTAATGAAAATAATGTTCCATATGGTACAATGAAAGTTTGGCTGAAGAACAACACCGGATACTCTAAAAAACACAATATATTGAAAATAGAAAGAATATGAT